CTGACTCTAGTTCAAAGAGTTCAATAGAACAAGGTGGTATTAGATGGGACACAAATCTTGCTAATAGGTTCATGGGTGAGACAAAGAAAGATTCACCTTCAGATGAATTGTATTGTCATCATGTTACGTGGCGTTCATTTACTAAATTGGGTTTCCTAAAGGTACCTCAAGAAGATGGTTCTATTAAGACTATATTAGTTGATGAATCATACGAAGAAACACCAGATGATAAGATTGAATGGGAATGGATAACTGAGATATGGGAAGGTTATAAGATAGGTGAAGATCTATATGTAGCTAGACCTATTTCTTATCAGCATCAGTCTTTAGAAACTCTTAATGACAACAGATTACCTTATACAGGTGTAGTATATAATGCTACAAACTCATATGGTAAATCCATGATAGAATTGATGAAACCTCTTCAGTATCTATACATGGTTATATTCTATAGAATAGAATTGGCTATTGCCAAAGATAAGGGTGCTATACTTAATATGGATATCACACAGATACCTAAGAAATATGGTATTGATATTGATAAATGGTTACATTATCTCAATGCTTTGGGTATAAATTTTATAAACCCATATGAAGAAGGTTGGGATGTACCTGGTCGTGAAGGTGGTAAAATGGCTGGCTACAATGCTATATCTGCACAGGATCTATCTACAATTAGGACAATTGACAGTTATGTTAATTTGTTAGAAAAGATTGAAGAGATGATTGGTGAGATCGTAGGTGTAACTAAACAACGTGAAGGTTCAATAGGACAACGTGAATTAGTTGGTAATGTTGAGAGATCTGTACAACAGTCTTCTCATATTACAGAACCAATATTCTGGATACATAATCAGTGCAAGATGAGGTGTTTTAATACACTTATAAATGTTGCACAATATTGTTATGCAAACTCAGATAATAAGTCAATTCAATTTATATTGTCAGATGGTTCACGTACTTTTATAAATATTTCTGATGATTTTATATTTGCTGATCTTGATATATTTGTAACGGATGCTACAAAAGATGCTCAGAATATACAGTCACTCAGGTCATTATTACAGGCTGCTATGCAGAATGGTGCTACACTTGTGGATGCTGCAGAGATTCTTACTAATAACAACATGAGTATGGTAAAGAATAAATTATCAGAAATTGAAGAGAATAGACAGAAACAGATGCAGGCACAGGCAGAACAAGAGCAGGCAATGGCAGAGAGACAAGCTGAGATAGAACAGCAAAAGAATGAAGATGAATATAATCTTAAACTTGAAGATCTTAGGATTAAAGAAGAAGACTCTATTCGTCAAGCAGAGACGTCATTATTAATAGCTTCTATGCAAGGTAATGAGGAAACTCCAGTACCAGAGGAAGGTAATAATGATATGGAGAGGTTAAAATTGGAGTTACAGAAAGATAAACAATCATTAGACAAAGTTAAAATAGAACGTGATGCAAGATTAGCAGAACGTGCACAGAAGGAAGTTGAACGTAAAAACAAGGTTACGGAAAAACAGAATGAACAAAAACTTGCTATACAAAGAAAGCAAGCAAATAAAAAACCCGCAAATAGTAAATAATTATGAGTGATAAAACAAACCTATTCGGAGGATTTGATGCCATCTCGTCAATGCTTGTTAGGAACGACGATAGAGGTACTGAGGAAATCGCAAAGTTTAAGGACGATGCTGACGATGATGCCGTTGTTATAGATAATATAGATGATGACGATGTTACTCCAGGAAAGAAAGTAAAGAAACCTAAAGTTGAAGTTGATGATCCCGATCTAGAGGATATCAAACCACCTAAGGTTAAAACTCCAAAAGTTGAAGAAGATTCCGAAGAGGAAGAAGAAGAGACTGAGGAAGAAGAAGAGGAAGATTCCGAGGAATTAAATGAATATGAAGAATCTGTAAGTAAATACTTTGCTGATGATTTGGCAAAGAAATTAGATATAGATTTACCAGAAGACTTTGAGGCTAAGAAATTAGAAGATGTTATTAGTCTAATGGTAGATGTTATCAAGGAAAATTCTAAACCTACATTTGCTAATGAGGAGATAGAATCTCTAAATAAATTTGTAGAAGATGGTGGTAATCTAAAAGACTATTATAAAGATATAATTGTTGGTACAATAGATATTGATAATATAGATCTTGAAAGTGAACATGACCAAAAAGCAATTCTTCGTGAACACCTATCTAATGCTAACTATAAAAAGGATAGGATAGAGAAAGCAATAGAACGCTATGAAGACGCTGGTGTACTTAAAGATGAGGCCGAAGAAGCCTTAGATTTGGTAAAAGAAGCCAGGGATAAAAAGGCAAAAAAGCTATTAGCAGAACAAGAAAAGTTTAGTCTAGACCAGCAAAAGGCGAAACAAGCATTTGTTGATACAGTATATAATACTGTAGAGCAATCAAAGTCTATTCTTGGAGTTGAAGTATCAAAAGATCAAAAGAAAGAAGTACTTGATTATATATTCAAACAAGATCGTAACGGTCTAAGTCAAATGCAAAAAGATCTTCAAGATCCAAAAGCACAAGTAGAAAATTTAATAGAACGCGCTTTTCTCAAGAAGTTCTCTAATAAATTAATTACTGAAAGTAAAAAACAAGGAGCTAATGATGCTTACAAGGATGTAAGGAATAAGCTTAAAGCAGGAAAAGGCAAAAGTAGTGCGGGAGGCAATACAAGTTTTGGCAGAGCTTCATCTTCACCGCTTAGCGATTTAAGTTCTTTGTTACTAAACAAATAACAAATAAATAAAAATTTTAATTTAAATGATTGACGGTATTCTTAACAATCTGCAGATCTACAAAACAAAGTGGACCTCAGATCTAAATAGTGAAGATGAATTATCAAGGTTGCTGTTAACTGCACCTGAAAAAATCTCTCCTGTCATTTCATATATGTTTGGTCGTTTTGACAACACTAACGTTCTTGACTATATCACAAACGGTATGGGTAGAACTATTACAGTTGAAGGACCTACATACGAATGGGATGTCATGATTGAACATGATAAGGCAATACTTATCAAACGTGCAGTTTATAATGGTTCTGAGATTACATCTAGCGACCTTAGTGTAATGCCGGGTATGGCTAATTCAACCTACCAAATATGGACTGCTGAGAAATGGTTTGGACCAGGAGCTATCGTAGAATTTGACGATAACGACTATCAGGCTAGAGTAATCGGCGAACCTTATATGGATGGTAATGATTATGTTTATACCTTGGTTTGCGCTGACGGTAAAGATGAATCTTTTACCCCGCCTTCACTTCTTCTTCCTGGTTGTAGAGTTAGCCGCTTAGCTTCAGCATATGAAGAATGGTCAGATGAAGCAGATATCTTTAATGCTCAGACTCCTTTCAAAATGAGGAATCAGATTAGCATTATTCGTGCTTCTTATGACATAAGTGGTGATGCTTTTTCATCTGTTATGGTTATCTCTCTTAGAGATCCCAAAACAAAGAAAGAAACTAAATATTGGTCTGTTTATC